TTAGACTTTGGGTACCCAAACCCGACTGTTACAGTGGATATGAGCGAATTGGATGAAAACGAGGTATTACCATCGTTTCTAAACCAGAGGGCCTGTGACCTAGGTTTGCGTGGATACGGTTCGTCGAATCGGATCCGGCAATTTCTAGGAGTGCCTTTCGAATGTCGAGAGGCCATCCAAAAGGAGTACACCAAGTGGAACCTTTTGTCCAGCAACATTGTTGTACATTTGCTACGTCTCAAAGTCCATGACTTAGAGCGTATGGAAGACCTGTGGAGGACCATCGAAGATGGTCTCTTCCTAAGTTCGCCCGAAAATTTCGTGGCAGAACACCAGGGACCCGTACGAAGAATCTTTCGATGGTTCGTAGCGAATTACGTTTACACCGGTCACACTGCGACCGTGACAGCGTATAAGACTTTCCTTCAGTTTGTTAAACAGAAGGGAGCCCTTTCGGTTGGCAAAATGGCAGAGCCACTTTACTTTCCTTGGTACAATGAGTCACTCAAGAAACTTGAGAAGACGGGCATTTACTGGCTAGACTTGATAGTATCAAGAGGAGTCAGAACAAAGGATGAATGCAGAAGATTTATGCATTTCATTTCCCTCCGTGGTAGTCCTTGTCCTAATAGGCTCAAGTGCATTACCTCCCTAATGGAACATCAGATTCTCCGATGTACCAAGGCAGAACCAGCCGATCCGGCACGGTTAGCGGAATTGTTTGAAGTTGGGATCCGAATCGGACAACGAGCAAACAAGAAAGCTCTTTTGAGGAGTGTCTTAAAGACCGAACACATTAGTGTCTCAAATAGCAGCTGTTATGAGAACTCGAGATCTTCCGGAGGAAGAGCCGTCTACGTTCAAAGACAGATTGAACAGTGGCTATGCCGCGTTCCTTCTGAAAGTGCCAAACAACGCCTCATTCTAGGCGACATTATAGCAGTCGAGGGAGGAATTCCATATTGGAAATCCTTCAACCCACTAGGAGCTCTCTCTGATAGAGAAAGAGATCCGCAAGTAGTATATGGTCAACCTTATGAGGGCGACTTACTACCTCGATATGCTGGTCTCAATGAGAACTCAGGATACGCATTACTCCAATGGGCCTACGAAGTAGGTGTCCAAGAAGGAGTTTTGTCTGAAGACCTAAAAGTTATAGGTCATGCAAAACAAATCGCACGATGCATCGGGGAACCCGGTGATAAGGCGAGGAGCCTGACAATTGATCAGGCATGGGTGACATTGTATCTAACCCCATTGGGTCACCTATTGGTGGATACTTTGCGTACAATTCCAGAAGTGAGCGCCGGTCTTGGCTATGGCCAACCTTGCTATCACTTTGTGCAGAGAATCTCTGATCACCTGAAAAGGAATCCAGACCAACAAGAGCTCTTTGAGCTTGGTTGGTTGTTAACAAGTGATTTGGACCGTGCTACGGACCATTTCCACCAGGAGAAATCCCGGAGCTTGTTAAAAGGTTACTTGCGAGGCCTCGGAGAGGACTTCGAAAGTGAATATTGTCTATCGGCTGTTGAGTTACTCACCAGTCCACGGCAATGTGAATGGCGTCTCTAGCATTGCTAGGGAGGCATTCGTCAGGGAGAACCCAGTTCATCGGATTTTGTCCGAAGCAATCCGGGTTAACCCCCATCGGCTTTTCACAGTCTCCCCCCTCAGGTATTCGTCTGAATTGATAATTACAGGAATATCTTGCAACCATCTTCCCTTCGGG